GCCGCAGTAACAGCAATAATTGAAGTGTTGACAAGAATAGGAGGGCTAGGAATCCATTTCTCAATAAAGGTGGATGGCTCGTAGACTTCATAACAGACTTTTCCATCTTCAGAAAGTTTGTGGGATACAACTTTGTCTAGTTTAAGATCGTTGGCAAACGACCCTACAGGAATATTAGTCTCGTTAGGGCATTTAATAAAGAACTCTTTATTTTTTTTGACTTCGGGTTTGTATTCTGGCGGTTGTTGTATGTCTGGTTGCTTTTGCTCAGGCTGTTTTAGAGGATCGGTTGGTATAAATTTATCAGGATTATATTCTAAAGGTTCAAAAGAAGGAATATTGACTACTGGATAATCAAGCTTTGGTTTATCAATAATGTCCAAAGTTGTTGGAAATTGTTCCCATGTTCTTGTTTTTGGGATAAATATTTCTTTTATCTTTATCTGTGGTATTTCAATTCTGGGTATTTCCAAATGGATTCACCTTCTTTGGTTCTGGTAGCTGTATAGATGGCCCTGTGAGACTTGGTATCTTATCTCCAATTACATCTGGTAACTTATCTTCTAGACTTCCCATGATCTTGTTTTTCAAAGTCCTTTCAAACTCAGGGCTTCCCATATAGCGAATAGCAACGTAGCCGAAAGCTGCCATTGACACAGAAAGTAAAAGCGACAACAATGAAGCTATCTGACAAATTTTATTAAACATAATGCTAAGAGAAGTTTTAAGAGTGTTGGCTATGCCTTTGACTTTGATGACTCTGTTTTTGATTCTTGGCTTGATGCCCTTGTTTCTGATGGCTGGTTTAATTCGGGTGCAGCTTGAGTCTCAAGGATCTGCTGTTCCAAAATCTTCATCGCTCCGTTAGTTTCATGCAAAGCAATCCATAATTGCTCTCTTTGCTGTGCAAGTTGTTGTAATCTTTCTTGTAAATTCATAATTTAGTAAAGTTTTTTACCAGCAGTAATAGCAGCATCAATGGCTGTAAAATCTTCAGATGTCCAGATAGATGTTGTTTCATCTAGCTTTTTGTAAGCCTTGATAATTTCAAGATGCTCTACATTTCTCTGAATTTTAGCCTTGAAGTCATCATCAGTTTCATCTGATGCCTGAGCAGTACCGATAACAGTTACGCTATCACCAGCAGCAGAAAAAATTGCTGCGATTTCATCTGCGGTTTTTTCTTCCATAATACAAATTTAGTTACTTTAAGTTTACCCTGCTTCGAGGGCTGTGACTTTTGCGGATAACTCTTTTATAGCATTTACAAGCACCGGTACAAGTCTTTCATATTTCATACCATAACTCATCCCATCATCTGTAAGGTTAACAATTAATGAATTATCATTAGAAGAACCATATCCATTTGCTTTTTCAACTTCTAATGCTTCTTGTGCTAAAAATCCGATATGAAGTTTTTGTCTCTTTTTAGATCCATCAGGTGTTCCAAAAGGTTCTGCATCAGTTCCATACCATGTTCTTCTATCCCATCTATAGGTCACAGGTCTTAAAGCTTCAATCCAAGCAAGTCCAACATTAAAACTAGTTACATCTGTTTTATCTCTTGAATCTGATGAAGATATAGAAGTATCTGCACAAAATATACTTGATATACTATTATCACCTAAACAAACGATATTATTGCCTGTTTGTTGAATACCTGATGGTGAAGAAGATGTACCAGCACGTTTACCTAAAAGTAAATTATTTGAACCTGTTGTGACATTATGCCCAGCTTCCCTTCCCACCATTGTATTAGCACTACCAGTAGTTACAGAAACACCAGCTTCTTTTCCTACTGCGGTGTTTGAAGATGCAGTCGTTGCTACTCCCAATGCTGAAATACCCAGAGCACAATTTTCGGAACCAGTGGTATTTGCCCCTAGTGCACTTTTTCCTAATGCTGAATTATTATCTCCGGTTGTGTTGACTTTCATTGCTTCGTGTCCACAAGCGACATTATTATCGGCTGTAGTATTAGCCTCCAAAGCCCTAAATCCAAAAGCACAACTCTGCGATCCCGTTGTATTCTGTTCTAGAGCGTAAGTTCCAGTAGCGGTACTTTCTGAGCCAGTTGTGTTTTTATCTAGTGCATCTAATCCTACAGCAACATTGTTAGATGCAGTTGTATTTGCAGATAAAGCTCCGTTACCTATAGCTGTGTTGTTAGCTCCAGTAGTGTTTAAGGTTAAAGAGACATGACCTATTGCTGTATTATTATCACCTGTGGTATTTGCATCAAGAGATTCAGAACCTACAGCTACGTTACCAGTTCCAGTTGTGTTTTTCCTTAATGCCACAGTACCAACTGCTGTATTACTGCTTGCTGTAGTATTTTCTTCTAAAGCATTGTAACCAATGGCTACGTTACTATTTCCTGTTGTGTTTTGTTCTAAGACTTCATAACCTACTGCAACATTATAATCTCCTGTTTCGTTTGTTGTTAAAGCGAAAGAACCAAGGGCAACATTATAATTTCCAGTCGTATTAGCATCTAGAGATGCTCTACCCATAGCTACATTGTAAGAACCAGTTGTATTAGACTGCATTGAGCCATGCCCAACAGCAGTGTTTATCTGTCCAGTTGTTTGATTTGTTAAAACGTTATAACCAACAGCAGTACTAGAACTACCAGTTGTATTAGCATCTAAGGCATTAGAACCTACCGAAGTGTTTTCAGTACCAGTTGTGTTTGCGTTCAAAGCATTTTTACCAACAGCAACATTACTACTAGCTGTGGTATTAGCAGATAAAGAATTAGCACCTACAGCTGTGTTGTTAGCGCCAGTTGTGTTTAGTTCTAAAGCATTTGCTCCTACAGCTACGTTATTAGCTGCGGTTGTATTTGTTTTTAAGGAATCTTGACCTATAGCTACGTTTTCACTACCAGTTGTGTTTGCTCCTAATGCAGCAAAACCAATCCCAGTGTTGTTACTTGCGGTTGTATTAGCATCTAAGGCGTTTGATCCTAGAGCAACGTTGTTTGCTCCAGTTGTATTTACCTTTAATGCTTGCCTTCCTACTGCTATATTATCATTAGCTGTGGTGTTATTTTCCAATGCTTCATCCCCAATGGCAATATTGTTAGCACCAGTTGTATTTGAAGTAAGTGATAAATACCCCATAGCATTATTTCTTGAACCAGTTGTGGTAAGTCGTAATGCTTGGAACCCTATTGCATTATTTTTTGCACCAGAGGTGTTTGTTGTTAATGAGTCTTTACCAATAGCAGTGTTATGATCACCTGTAACAGAAGCATCTAAAGCATTTTCTCCAAGAACAGTATTATTTGAAACAGAGTTTGCACCTTTACCAATATTTACAGAATTTATCGTTCCATCAACAGCAAAAGCTGGACCGCCAGCAAGCGTAAATATATTTACATGAGCATTATTTGATGTATTTCTAAGCTGCATAATACTTGTGGAAGTATTAGCAAAAAATTGACTTGCGTAGTTTGTAGATGGTGCTGATGATCCAGAATTATTAGAAGATATTGCCAACAATGCATTATTTATGTCTGCTCTGACGTTGGCTCCAGTGGAGTTGTCTATAACGTAATCATGTTGAGCCATTGTCTAATCTAATTTTTCTCTTAGGTTATCATAATTTAGGAGCCTCGACCAAAACCAGTTGCAGCGTATTTGAAATTTCTATTTACATTATTACCACTTGAGTCTTTGACATCAATATCAAATCCAGTTGAACTAATATTTGACAACGCAAAGAAATCACCTACCTGTGCGTTTTCTATTGTTATACCGATTGATGGCAAAACTGAATTTGCTGCAATGCTAGTACCAGATTGACCTGTGAAAAAACTATTTGTAAATGTGACAGACTTTGTAGAAGTACCGGACGCTATAAATCCACCAGCAGATGCCCCTGCATTTGTAAGACTTGTTTCTGTTCTACTTTCCAATTCGGCTGTATAACCTAGCTGGTCGATTTCAATTGATTGTGCTGGGTCGTCTGAATCCATATCACATCTAAATTTAAAACCTCTTGCAACATAAGTTCCATTTACAAAAGGATTAAATTGTGAAAATTCTGCACTAAATGTGCAGTTTCCACTTGTTGTTAATGAAGTCGCAGAAGTTAAAGTAAATGTATTTGCATCAGGAATAGTTTTAATTTCATAATCACCATCTACACCAGTTCCAGAAGTGAAATCAACAGTTACAAAACTTCCAGCAGAATATCCATGTGAGGACTTTGTGATTGTAATAGTTGTCCCAGATATTGAATATGTTCCAGCAGTTGAGGTGTCAGGGTCAGAGTCAGTAGTTGCCACAAGCAAAGATGCACCTACATCAAATGCTGTCGCGGAATCTACGTCAGTCCATGTGTCGATATTTCCTGTTCTACTATCAAATAAATCGTTAGGATAAAAACCTTGTGTCACAAAATGTCTGGTTAATCTTAATGGCTGTTTACCACCAAGATCAAGAGTATTTGCAAAGCTATATGAACCACCAGTAATATCAACAGCACCTAAAAAATCAAAGTCAGCGATACTATCAAAATCACTAACTCCATCTAATAAGTCAAGAGAACCTAAAACAAGACCATTTACATCATCTGAGAAAAAACAATCAACTTTTGTTCCTTGAAATGGTGGGCTGTCTAAATCTTCTCTATCTGTTAAAACTGTAAGTTTTGGTAATGGGTTTGGAACTGTCTGTATCAAAATTGCTGAGGCATCACCAGAACTTAAACGACCCCCATCATCTTTGAATTTTAAGTGATACGTTCCATTTACAATATTCGGAACAATTGACTCGCTGACGTTTCCAGAAAGTGCAGGCAAAACATCAACAGAATTGGTAAAAGTTGAGCCAGTTGTAAGATTAGAACTACGGATTACAACGTTTCCACCATGTATCACATCAACATCTGTTGATTGATCAAAACGTAGTCGTACAAATTGATCTGACAATGGTTCTATGCGTACATTTTGCACATCTGCTGGTAATGCTGTTTTACCGATAGTTGTAAATGTTGTTTTTGCTGGATTTGTGCTAGGTTTTTTTAAGGCATTGTAACTAAATACCCTGACTTCATAAGTACCAAGCTGAGTTTCAAAAATAGTAAAATCAGGTCTGGTGATTCTTTCAGAAATAAAGTTTTCATTTTTGAATCTATATTGAACCATATATTCAGTAACACCAGAAACAGGCTGCCATTGAATAAACAATTTAGAAACAGCACGATTATTTAAAACAACAATCTGTTCAGAACCTTGCAAGTTACTTGGTGGTGGTTTTAATGCAGTTAAAGTTGTAATACTTCTTGTATCTAAATCCTCTCCATCTTCAACATTTGCATATTTTGTAGGATTATGAGCAACAGCAGTGACTTGATAATTAAGCTGACCTACTTCAGTTACGCTGATAACCCTAAAAATTTGTAATTGTATTGCAGTACTTTCAACAACCCAAACACTATTGTCTGGTGGAGTTGATGAAAATGCAGAAGAAACTGTAATTGTTGTACCAGAAATAGAATCTATTGTTTTTGTTTCAAGTGTTCCATCAGATAAAATAACAGATAAAGTGCTATCACCATCAATTGTTAGATCGGTATTATTAGAATCATCAATAATAATCTGTGTTGTCGATACACCTGTTTTTATTCTTCCACCTCTTCTAACACCAGCCCTCAAAGGGTCTGCAATGTTTATTACTTGTCCACATCTAACAAGTGTTCCAGCCTCTAGTGTTGTTGTAAAATTAACAACTTCGCTTTCATTAGATTGCGTGTATAAAAACCATTTCCCTAAACGTGATGCCTGCCCCCTTGATGTTGTAGCAAAACCTCTCAGATTTTTAGTTACAACACCATATTTTGCCTGTAATGCAGTATCTTCAACAGTTTCATATTCAATCTGTTGTGTATCATTGTCAAAATATGCAACATTTACAACAGTAAATTTTGTTGTTTTTGCTGAGTTTGTATAAGAAAAACCTCCATCAGTGACGTTGGATAAATTAAATAAATAGCTTGGATCTGTTGGTCTATCTTGAGTAATTGATATTGTGCCAGCCGAATAAAATGGCATGACACGCATCACAGAACATAAATCATTGATGAGATTATATGCCTGTTTTTGATTCTGTATCACTACGTTACAGCTGAATCTCGGCTCTGTTCCTCCAAATCCATCATCTACTTGCGTTGCGCTATAGACAGAAGCTGAATAAAAACTAAAAACATCTAATTGTGTTGTATCTATCTGGTCTCCAAAACCTTTTGATGTTGTTAACAAGTCATAAAGTATCCATGCTGGATCGTTTGTCCATGCCTTGTCAGTTTGGAATGTGCCATTAAAAGTTCCAGAATATGACAATGAACCATCAGTTCTAACTGTTGCATTATGTGGAATCTTGATTTTTGTTCCACGAACTCTATACATTCTTCTTGGCTGACTTGGGAATGATTCAGCATCAAACCTTAAAGCAACGTGTGCAGAATTAGCATAGTTTTTTGTGTCAAAAATTTGTTCTGTAAAAGATGACCATAACATTGAGTTTTGTAAAGTGGTTTCTGTACTGTCATCAGTAAGTCTGTTTACTCTTATCGTCACAGGAAAAGAAGTACCAGACGAAAAAGTTATCTTATAATCTCTAAAATATGTGCTAGCAGTTCTTCCTTTTACAGTGTCACTAATCACTGTTGTAGTTGTACCATCATTTTCTATTGTTTGAATAGTTAATGAAACCTCTGCACCATTAATATCACCATCATCTTCAAATTGTTGTAAAGATGGAAAACCTAAAGTAACTCTGACAGCATCAACATTTGTATCTGTGATTGACCTACTAACAGGAGTATTTTTTGTAACAACAACACCCACTGCTGTTTCAGATTCACTAGCTGTAATCCCTTCTATTGCTGTCTGATCTGATGTACCAAATCTAGGCTGAAAGGTAATATTTTGAAAGTTAAAATCTTCATCATTTGGGTTTGTATTACTTGCAGATTGTTGTAATACTTGTACACCGTTTAGAAATACATCTTTTAGACTTCCTGTGTTATATTCTGTTGATCCTTGACTACCAGTAGCACTTGGGAAACCCTCAATAACTCCTTCACCCAGTAGTTCTACTAATGTTTGAAATTGTTTTGAGGCAAGAACATCTTTTGGTAAATTTGGATCTTGTAATGAAACAGCTTCTTGTATTGTTTTGAAATCAAACATCAATTTGTACCCTCTACTTGAACTGTATCAATACCAGAACTAATTACCACTGAACCTGTAAACACTTGTCCATAAATGATCGGAACGCAAACACCACTAATACTAACGTTCTGGATGCCCGAAAATGAATATGAATTAGTTGCTTGTGGATCAAGTGAACCATCAGCTTCTGAAGCTCCAATAGAGGATGGACTTTCAAAAGGAGCTGGGGTTGGGGCAATCAAAGAAGTAACACCATCTATAACTAAATTTGTTGCAACTGCGGTAGCAATATTACCCACAACAGGAATAGATGAAACAGCCCCAGCAACAGTACCAACTGCACTAGCCACAGCACCGATACCAGTAGCTACAGCACCTCCAACACTAGCGGCAGTTGTGATTGCAGCCCCAGCAACGGCAGAAACAGCACCAACCGCAGCAGTAGCGGCAGAACCTATCCCTCCAACAACAGCAGCCACAAATGGTACTGATCCTGTTGCAATTGGTATTATCTGAATATCACCTTGACCTTTCATTGATAAAAAATCAAGAGAAACATCTATATCGTTCATTTTTACCTTGTAATATTGTTGACTCATATGTGCCTCTACTTCTGGAAAATTACACATCAAAAAACGAATTGCCTCTGCTGGACTTGATACAGCAGCTTCAAAATATGATGAACCAAGAAATTTTCTTAATCTTCCATATACTTTTATGGTTTTAAGTTGCATACCTGTAAACCCCTCTAAGTGCTTGCTGATAACCTAAATCAAAAGGCTCTCGGCAACTTAATTTTTTTATATTGTGATTTAAAATCATATTATCACCAATATAAACTGCAACATGATCTAAATTACCTGTGATTGATTGAAATAATAAAACATCACCAACTTGTATATCATTGCTAGTATCTTGTTTTACAAAATTTAATTTTGGTAAAGCGTATTCAAATTCTGGATTTTTTATAAATTCTTTAATTTTTTTGGGTCTATTCCAATACGGAATATCTATATTTTTTGTTTCCTTAAACCAATCTGTGACGATTGACCAGCAATCATGTACACCCCAAATAAAACTTCTTCCAATGAGTGATGGTGCTTTCCATCCACTAGGTTCAAAAGAACACCACTCTTTCATCCTTACGCTGTAGATATGTGACGGTAAATCTAAATACTCACAACTTGCCTTATCATTATCAGATGGTTGTGGTGGATCATAAGGGTGTGAATGTACAATACCAATTATTTCTCCTGTATCTTCACATTCTGCCCAATCATCAGGGTCAATAATAAAATATTCAAATCCAGACTCAGCAATATTTTTACAAGGCCAATATGTTTCTTTTCCTTTAATTATTGCTAACAAACCACATGATTCTTGTGGCATACATTCTTCAGCGTGTTTTGCAGCATCAGTTTTCCAAGTCATTGTTAGATAAATGAACCGACAGAGGGAAAATCTTTTTTTGTTACTTGGCGTTTAGGCGCACGAATACCTTGTAAATCTAAAGCTGAAACAAGTTCAAATTGTACAATTTCCCTAGTTTCGATAACTTTTCTATCAACAAAATATATCTCTTGTGGCAGTTCTGCTGTGCTATCTGGTGTGCCAAATGGATTTTGATTTGAAGGAAAGTTTGCGGCATCTAAAAATCTGCTAAGAGTCCTAATCCTTACAAATTTTGCACCTTGTAAATCGTTAAAAGGTGTTGTAGCGTTTACAGTTGACATCAATGCTGTAATTGTTCCAAGTACATTAGAAACAGTTATTGTAGGTCTTGGTAAAGTGCCTCTACCAGAATACTCAAATCCTTCAGCAACAATAGGAAATTTATCATAAGTATTACCTTGCCAAATAATAGATGCGTTACTGTTCATACCGACACCAGAATGAAACCTTGTAACATCTGTAGAGCCATGCAGTGCAGAAACTAAAGTCAAAGTATATAACTCAATAATAGATTTATTTGTTAATGATTG